GCGAATACCGTTTTCACGAAAGCCCTTGGCCTGACGACCTCCGACCCATTCCCGCAACTGGGGAACCATGCCGAGCCATTTGTATTCTTCAGAATCCTGATTGCTGGTAAACAGATTCGACACCGTGGGAATCCACGTTTGGCCGATATTCTGTTCCAGCGTTTTGTAAAACTCGCCAATAATGGCGCGTGAACCTAATCCAGATGCACTCATTTCAAATCCTCAAATTCAGTGATTAACGCTTAGGCCCAAGTGCCACGCATCCGAGTAATGACATAACCATCGGCATGACCGGCAGTCAAAGTGACATAATCGCCGCGCCGTGCAGTCGCCAAGGTATTCACCAGAGCGGTATTGTCAGTACCCGCAATATCCGGCCCCATGATTTTGTCAGCGGCGGCAGGAGCGGCACTAATCTGAACCGTACCAAACGCCCCGCCACACAAGAGAGTTACGCCCGAAAGAGCGGTTGCAGTAACCGGCAGCGTAATCACGCTAGTGACAGTAACCACAATCAGCTTGCCGGTATCTTGAGCGTCGAGGGTTTTGGTAGACGCCGCGAGAGTTTCGCGCACTCCAAAGGCCGCGTAGGGGTCGCTCAGATTGCCCGCATCGAAGCGCACCACGACCACGCCCGCAGAAACGTAGCGGTCTACAAACCCAATAAACACACCGCCGACTGGATTGAAGCTAAAGGTATTATCGTCAGTCGCGTAAATCGGCTGCCCAACATCGGTAATGACCGCGCCCGATACCGCCAACTGGATTTTGCCAGATTCGACCACACGCACCGACTTAGCAGCCGCCGCGCCAGTGGAGTTGTCGGTTTTCTGTTCCGCAAAGCCGACGAACACATCAGCGGAAGTCAGCGGGCGCGAATGGCCGGTAGCGGCAACCAATCCAACGGCAGTGCCTTCATAGATAATGTCGCTGGCAATAACAGGGTATTGGTTAATCGCGCCCAGTTCATAAACGCGGGCGGTATCTACTGCGAGAGTGGTCATATTTATTCCTTACCTTTATTCAAAATCTTGACTTGCCCGGCAGATTCGGCGCGGACAAAAGCGATATAGGAGTCAACCGAGTCGGCAAATTCAGCCCGCAAATCTGGTGACTGATTCCATTCCAGTTTGCAACGGTCTTCAATCGGAAGATTGCCAGTGGCAGTTTCAACCGCGCCCTTGGCGACTTCGCCGTAAGTCACTTGTACTGGCAATTCAGCCACAAAGCTCTTCAACCAATCAGCGGCATTGGCGCTAACGGTTTTGTCACCATCGGCAAACTCAATAGATGCCACTGGCAACGCCAACATCAGCGCGGCCAATCCAGCAGCTTGACGAGGGAGAATCTTGCCGCTTTTGACTTGAGTTTCGGCAAATTCCAGCGCGGATTTCTTGGCGGTTTCAATCTCAATCGCTTTCAATGCCGCTTCGCGCTTGGCAATCGCTGCTTTCTGTTCAGCGAACGCGGCCATTTCAGCCTTGAGCGCCGCTTCCCGCTCGGCAATATCGGTAGTATTTTCAGTAGTCAAATCAGGTTGCTCCATAACGGTTTCAGTTTCGGCAAACGCCGATTCAGGGGTATCAAGACTGGCGTTTTGAACGCCTGATATTTCATATTCAGGAATCAATCTATCGGCCACTTCTTTACCGTTTTTCTCTAAAAACCATTCGCGCAGATTGCGAAGAATGGAGGCCAAACCGGCGAAAGCCCATTCCTCTTTTGCGCTAAATTCGAGAGTCACAATGCCGTCATCATCGCCCGCGAACGTCGGCTGGCGTAAGCCCTTGACGGCAGGCGCGGCGGCTCCCAGGAACCCGACATGGCGCAGATAGTAATGACCTGGATTGGGATTAGACGGGGCGGAAGGGGTATAGAAAGCAGCGGATATTTTCTTGTACTTTCCGGCATTCACCCATTCGGCAAATTCAGAGTCCACTTCTTTCGGGTGAGCAAATAAACCGTATTCAGAGAAAGTTACTCTCTCAACCCAGCCGTAGGCAGGCGCGTCAATCGCGGGATGCCCAACAACGAGCGGCGCTTCATGACGTTCAGTCTGATAACCAGTCGCCACGGCGGTTAAATCGTCGGCGGTAAACTCCAAGGTTTGCCCGCTGTTTGCCGTGAAAACGCCCGGTTTGAAGATATGCAATGGAGTCATAGATTAAAATACAACCTAAAGTTGTAAAAAGTATGTTACATATAAAGTAAATATCATAGCGCGAAAATATTGTCAAGCGAAAAATAAATTAAAAATAAAGTTGACACAGTTACGCAAAGCGGTTAATCTACAGTCATCAAGTCAACCAAACCAAACACAGGAGCAAAAAACATGACCACCTTCACCCAAACCAATCAAACCGTAGACGTAGGCAAAGTGGTAGCTGGATGGCTGGCGAAAGACCCCAAGGGATTCAATTCAATCCTGAACAACGAAGAAAGAATCAGCGCATACCGCATCAGCCAAATATTAGAAGCCTACGCCGAAGGCAATGATAAGCAACTGCCTCCTATCCGGTATGCCCCGCAATTTGGACAGATTGAAGATGGTCGCCACCGGGTATTTGTTGCTTGGATACTGGGCATCCGCGAAATTCAAGCCGACTTGGTTTGGGTAACGCCAGACCAGGAAGAGAAAAAGGAAGAAGTGAAGCAGGAAACGGTAGAGTTTTTCTGGGATTTTGAGGAAGTGGGTAACGGCGAATTTGTGAAGAATATCTGGGTAGAAGGTATGGAAGTGGAAGGGTTGAATGAGTTTGCTCAGGACAACGGCATTGCCCGCGCCCGTGCGCTGGTGAAGAAACTGGCGAAAAAGGCCGGGAAGAAGTTTGTAGAAGGGACTGACAAAGGACTGGCGCAGGACTTCGCCTATGCGCGGATTTGCGCCCACAATGCGAATCGGTAAAGCCACCCGCCCCGCAAGGGGCTTTAACTCTAGGAGTTTTCAAGATGAAATTACAAGACGCGCTCAATATCCTGGGCCTATCCGGTGAAGTGACTTTTGATGACGCAAAAGCGGCTTATCGCCGCGCATCAATGAAGTTTCATCCTGACCGCAATCCCGGCGGACTGGAAATGATGAAAGCCGTCAATGCCGCATGGGCGGTTTGCCAAGCGACTGACTTTAGCGACGGGCAAGTGCAGGGCAATGAAGGAAGCGACTACGGCGATGCGCTCATGGCCGCGATTAACGCCGTGGTCAACCTTGACGGCTTGAGTCTGGAAATTTGCGGCGCATGGGTTTGGATGACGGGCAATACTTACCCGCACAAAGAGGCGATTAAAGCCGCTGGTTTCATGTGGGCGTCAAAGAAAAAGCAATGGTATTTTCGCCCGGCTGAAAAGGCCGCAGGGTATAAAAAGGGCGAATGGGATATGGATAAGATTCGGGATAAGTTCGGTTCAGAGAAGGTTGACCCTCGCCAGGACAAGTGGCAAGGGTCGGCAAAACGAATCTCTTGAGGATTTGCCCGCTGACCAGGGAAGGTCAGCTACGGTGTGCTAGGCACAGGCAAGATACCACGCTACTCTAACCACATAGGAAAGTCAACCATGAAACCCGGCGCACTACTCCGTTCCCTCCGTCCAGTCAAAACCTACACCTGCCAGCAATGCGGCAAGTCGTTTTCTGCCAGCGATGCCCGCGCCAAGTATTGCAGCAACGCATGTCGGCAAGCCGAGAAATATGCGCGGATAAAGGCGAAATAAAGCCCGCTCATGGCTCCCCTTCACCTACGGTAATCTTCCCGTCGGTATGTCGCCAACAATGGAATGGCTTGCTACCCGTGTATGCGCCAAATCGGTTTTTACCGTTCAACATCACCACAACGGCAATCCCGTCCATGTCCATTCGCAATGTTTTGTAGTCATCCATTTTGGCACTGTACGGGTCAAAAAAACTTTTGCGTAGTCCTTCAAAGCAGGCATTGGCAAATTTCTCTCCAAACCCGTCCGGCAAATCCACTTGTTCAGACCGTGGACGTTGCGGGATCGGTGGCGTGATAGGCGTCCGTATAGCACGTTCGCCAGGACGATTTACCTGCACGTTATCTGGTAATGACGCAGGCTCAATCTGTTTCTTTGCGCCAACCTCTAAAACCCATGTGCCGTCGGCTTCTATCGCTGTTCGTTTCCACTCATACTCTTTCGGCGGATTCGGCTTAATCACCACTCCACGAGTAACAGGGTCAACATAGCGGAACATCTGAAACCCGGCGGATAGTCCAATCATCGGAATTGCAGCCACAAAGAGAATGCCTAGCCGTTTCATGCGCGTCCTCCAAGTCATCAATCCCGCTATCCTAGCCCTGATACCAGATCCAATTCAATCATCGCCGTCGTCCACGCAACCGATCCACCAATCGCCGCCACCAGGATAAGTCTTTATCCGCCTGTAGATAACCGTTCAGCACTTCTAAAACAGCATCGTTATCCTGCTGATTGATGCCCAGGAACGGTCTAGCCGGAATATCGCCCCACGGGATAGGCCCGCGCCTTGACCGCCCATATTGCCCTTTCTTTGCGCCATATTGATGTGTTCCGGCGCGAATATCGGACGTAAACACAGTGACGGTATTGCCCGCTGTTTTGTAGCTCAGGCTGTTCATTAAGACGCCAGTATCGCGCAAAATCTGAGCGCCGCGCCCGGCCTTGCGCCTCCGTGCTAGAGTTACGGGTGAGAGCGGTTTCCACGGCTGCCCTTGCGGGTCGCGCTGGTCTACAAACCGCTGTTGTGCGCCACTGAGATAGATTTGCCCGACTGCACCCATGACCGTCGGAATATCGCCCATGCGCGAACGTAGCTCGTTCAAAAGCTTCATGGCATCGCGGTCGTTAATGTCTACCCGTATCACTTTGCGCCCTTCCCGAATAGCTTTCTAATCTTGTCGCTAAACCAGTTCGGTATGCCTTTGAGCATTTCCTTGAAACGGTCAGTCAGTGACTTTTGCGTTTCTTCAGGAGTCGGCGGCCTTCCCCACCCATCGCCTGCCGGTATATCCGAACCAGGCTGATTCAAGCCGGTATCATCACCACTGCGAGACTTCGCTTGGCTGGCTGTTAGGCTAATCAAAGTAGACCGGCAGCGATGATGCAATTGCGGGCTGTTCCCTTTCCAAAACGAATCATCTACTTTGCGGATAATCCCATTGCGAGAGCGGCAAATATGCGTCGTGCGGTCATCATTGATTGCACTGAACATAAGATAGGGAACGGCCAGCTTATTCGCCTGAAATTGCGCCCAGCGGCCTGAATTGTAAGCGGTCTGGGTATAGTTCCTGAAGATAGTTTCCAATCGCCCTTTCGGCAAGGCCGCCAATTCAGGATTTTGCATCGCCTCTTTTTGCCATTGGGCAAACGTCTTACCTTCCTTTAACGCCTTTTCCAAGCTGGCCGTGGTGTGCTGAATTTGCGCCAAGGCATTCAACCCGGAAACCGTCATCAGCAGGCTTCTAACGTCCTTGTTTTTCGGGTCGTAAAACTCTTTCGGCAATACGACCTTGCGCTTT